CGCTGCCCAACACCAACGTTGGCAACGATCAGATCGCCTCGGTGCTCAACGCCGTCGCGTCGCCCGAGTTCGTGGTCTGGCGTACCTCGGTGCCGTTCGCCGAAGCGTTCGATCGGCTGGTCGACACAGACTGGCAGCAGTTCGACAACTTAACCGCCGGACAGGAGCGGATTTGGGACAACCTGCGAAGCACAGGCAGCTTCCGGCCGGCCACGTCGGCGCATCGGGCTGCCATCACCGAGTGCTGGAAAGGCACGGCTCCGAAGGTCGCCGTGCGCGACAACCTGCTGACGATCGGCAAGCGCCCGGCGCTGCTGGTCGAGAAGCTGCTGGCCACGGGCACCGGCTCGACCGCCTCGCCGGCCACGATGGGGCGCGAGGGCATCATCGTGCCCGATGACATCGAGACCGCGAGGGCTTCGTAATGCCGGGCGCTATCCTCACCGATTACGCGGCGTCCGTCGCCATGGCGGTGACGAACCTGCACTCGCTCGCCGCAGACAACAGCACCGGATACCCGCTCATCGGCTGGTCGAGCGCCAGCGTCGACAACACATCGAGCGAGTACCTCGACTACCTCGTGTCGGCGACGTTCACCACGCACGCCAGCAACCGGCAGGCTGGCTTCATCTACGTCTACGTCGTCGCCTCGCTGAACGACACGCCGACGTGGCCGCCGGCGAACAGCGGGACGTGGGGCACGCAGGCCGCCGCATCGTTCGTCGACACCGAGGAGCGCGACTCGTTCGCTCGGCAGCTGGCAGCGATCCCGGTCGACAACTCGGCCAGCAGCGTCGTCGGCCTGCCGCCCACCGGCATCGCGCAACTGTTCGGCGGGGTCGTGCCGACGCACTGGGCGCTGTTCATTTCGACGAACGCGGCGACCACGACGGCGGCCGCGCTCGCTTCGAGCGGCAGCGCCGTGTACTACACGCCGGTCGGCGGACGATACACGTAAGGCGGCCTTGACGTGGCTGTATTGATTTTCCCGCACCGCTGGAGGCAGCAGCCAACCTCGCCGGTCGGGATCGACTGGTCGCATCCGCTCGCGCAGGGACTGCGTAATTTCTTCTATCCGTCCTACGGATTCATTGATGCAGCAAAATCAGGCGTCCTTGGGGCGCCGACCAGCATCACAAAAAGTCAAAATTTCTGGCAGTTTTCTGGCTCGCCAAGTGAAATAAGGCTCGGCACCGCAGAAGGGCGACTGAATCGCAACTTTTCAGTCTTTTCGCTTTGCCAGCTAAACACGCTCGCTGGAGATTATGCAATCGCATCCGCTGGTGCTAGCGGATGGTTACTGAGGTTTGCCAACGCGAATTTGCAATTCCTAGAGAGCAACGTCGCGGTTGTATTGACAGACCCGGTTCAGGTACTACCAATTGGCGTGCCGTACTCTGTCGGCTTCACCATGTCGTCCGGCAGCACTGGCACGGTGCGGATATATAGTTCAGGCAGAGAGCGCGTAAACGGCACAACGACGCGCACTTTTAATGACTCGACGCAAGAGCTGTCGATAGGAACCGACAGGGCGGGAGGTACTGCATACAACCATTTGCCGGGACTGATCGGCTTCGTCGGCATTTGGGAACGCGAATTATCGGCGGCAGAGGCGACTGAACTTCATGTCAATCCCTGGCAACTGCTCAAACCGCAGACCCGCCGAATCTACGTCCCCAGCGCAGCGACGGGCGGGGCGATCACCGGCACCAGCGATGTCACTCTAGACGCGCTGACCAGCGCCGCAACCGGCGCACTTGCAATCTCCGGCACGGCGTCCGTCACGCTTGCCGCGCTGACCAGTACGGCGACCGGCGCCCTAGCGATTGCCGGCGCTCTGGCGAAGACGCTTGACGATGCCACGCTGGCGTCTACCGGCTCGCTGCTGTCCGCCGGCACTGGAACGGCAGCGATCACGCTCGGCAGCCTGACGGCCTCGGCGACCGGCTCGCTGGCGATCGCTGGCGCCGCGGCGATCACGTTAGGGGCGGCGACCGTCTCGGCGGCCGGCATCCTGTCGGCCCCGGACGCCCGCGTTGGCACGGCGAGCGTCACTCTGGCGAACGTCACGGCGGCCGCCGCCGGGACGCTGGCGATCACCGGGTCTTCGGCGGTGACGCTTGGATCGGTCACGTCAGCGGCGACCGGCTCGGTGGCGATCAAGGGCATCGCCGGCATCAGCCTCGGCAGCCTGACGCTCGCCGCGTCGGCGATGGAGATCACGTCGGACACGCGCGTCGGTACGGCGTCGATCACGTTGGCCGACCTGCAGCTGGAGACCATGACGGCGCCGCTCCTGGCGCGGCTCGGCAACCGGCGGCTGCGCGAGGGCGCGCTGCGGATCACAAAGGGTGCACTGCCGACGGGCAGGGTCAAGCGTGGCGGTTTGCCGCGGATCTCATGATCAGAGGGACAGGATGAGCACACGGATCGTCGCCGGCGACACGCTGAGCCAGGACATCAGCGCGCCGCGGGATGCGGCCGGCGAGGCGTACACCGCGTCCGAGGGCTGGACGCTGACCTACCGCCTCGTGCCGCGCGACCCGTCCGCGGCGGTGATCACGCTCAACGCGGCCGCCGACGGCGAGGACTACACGCTGTCGGTCGCCGCCAGCGCGACCGCCGCATGGGCGCCTGGCTACTACTCCGTCTCGGCCTACGTCACGCTCGGGACCGAGACCTACACCGTTGAGCCGGCGTTCTCGCAGGTCGAGATCCTGCAGAACCCGCGCACCGCGGTCGCCGGGCTTGACGGCCGCAGCCAGGCGCAGAAGGCGTTGGACGACGCCAAGCGGGCGCTCGCCGACGCTCAGGCACGGGCGGCCAATGTCGGCACCAGCGGCAGCGCCAGCGGCGGGCTGGTCGAATACTCGATCGGCGAGCGGCGCTTCAAGTACGCCACGGCGGCCGAGGCGGTCAGCAGCATGATCGCCGCGGTCGACTACTGGGAGAAGCAGCTGTTCATGGAGAACCGCGCCAGCGCGATCGCGCGCGGCATGGCCGATCCGCGCCAGGTCTACGTGAGGACGCATCGTGCCTAACATCCTGACTCGCATCGCCGAGTGGTTCCGCCGGCCGGTGGCGCAGAGCGTCCGCATGTACTCCGGCGCCAAGCACACCCGCGGAACGATCGGCTTCGGCTCGGCCGGCAACACCTCGGCGGACTCCGAACTCGCCGGGCAGATCGCCACCCTGCGCGCGAGGTCGCGGCAGCTGATGCGCGACTCGGCCTATGCCAAGCGGGCTCGTACGGTGATCGTCAACAACGTCATCGGCTCCGGCGTCGGGATGCAGGGTCAGGTGCAGACCACGCGCGACGGGCTGGCGAAGCGGGTCAACGACGACATCGAGTGGGCATGGCTGTACTGGAGCCGGTCGGATTCCTGCCACACCGGCGGCCAGCTGCACTTCGCCGACCTCGAGCGCGCCGCGATGGCCGAGATCGTCACCGCCGGCGAGGTGCTGATCCGCAAGCACTACAGGCGTTTCGGATCAAGCAAGATCCCGTTCGCGCTCGAGCTGATCGAGGCCGAGCGGCTGCTCGACGACACGCACGCGCCGATCGCCGGCCTGAACGGCAACGTCAGGATGGGCGTGGAATTGGACGAGTTCCAGCGGCCGATTGCCTACTACCTGCGCAAGAAGCACCCGGGCGACCGGCGGTGGCAGGGCAACATGCCGGACGAGATCATCCGCGTGCCGGCCGGAGAGATGTTCCACCTGCGGCTCGGCGATCGCTGGCCGCAGACCCGCGGCGAGCCGTGGCTTCACGGGGTTCTGAGGAAACTCGACGACCTCGATCAATACACGCAGGCCGAGATCCAGGCCGCCCGTGCATCCGCCTACTACTTCGGCACGATCGAGTCGACCGAGAGCAACAACCCGCTGGCCACGGACCTGAACGACGGCAGCCAGCCGGCTTCGATGGACATCGAGAGCGGGATCATCCAGCAGCTGGCGCCCGGCGAGAAGCTGAACTTCCACACGCCGACCCGGCCGAATGCCGCGCTGGATGCCTTCGTCCGCCACATGCTTCGCGAGATGGCCGCCGGCCTGAATGTCTCCTACGAGAGCCTGTCGCGGGACTACAGCCAGTCGAACTACTCCAGCAGCCGGCTTGCTTTGCTGGATGACCGGGATATGTGGCGGACGCTGCAGTCCTGGTGGGTGCGCTCCTTCCGCGAACCGCTGCATCGGGAGTGGATGCAGGCCGCGGTCATGTCGCGCGCCGTGACCTCGATCCCGGTGGATGCGTTCGCTGCCGACACGGAGCGGTATACCGCCGTCCTGTTCAAGCCGCGCGGCTGGAGCTGGATCGATCCGACGAAAGAAGTCGAGGCGTACAAGGAAGCGGTCCGGGCCGGCTTCATCACCGTGACCGACGTCATCGCCCAGACCGGCAACGGGATGGACATCGAGGACGTCGTAGCTACCCGCCGGCGGGAGCTCGACCTGTTCAAGGCGGCCGATATCGACGTCGACACCACGGTCGAGGAGCCGCAGGAAGCGCCGGAGCCACCGGAGCCCGAAGCGCCGGAGGACAGGTCGGTGCATGTCAACCTGTCGCCGACGATCAACGTGCCGGAGCGGTCGATCAGCATCGCCGGCGCGCACATCGAGGTACCTGCTCCGCAGGTTCACATGCGCTCGCCGAACGTCGTCGTCGAGGCGCCGGTGATCAACGTGCAGCCGGCGGAGGTCCGCATCGAGCCGGCAGTGATCCACGTGGAACCTGCCGTCGTCAACGTGCCTGCTCCCGAGGTTCGTGTCAGTGTGCCGGCGCCGGTGGTCAACATCGAGCCGGCGGTGGTCAACGTCGAGGCGCCGGCGGTCACGGTCGAGCCGGCGGTGGTGAACGTGGCCGCGCCCGATGTGCGGGTGGTCAACGAGCCGCACGACACCGAGCAGCTGGTCGAGACCGATCAGAAGGGCAACGTCAAGCGGGTGGTGACCCGCCGGGTGCGCCGGGCATGACGAAGGCCAACGACAGCATCCTCGTCACGCCGGGCAGCGGCGCCACCGTGGCGACGCACCTTGCCAACGGCAAGGAGCACCAGGTCGTCATGTTGGCGGACGAGCTGGGCGTGATCTACGGCTCACGGGCGCTGTACGTCGCCAACATCCCGTCGCAGGTCTTCGTGGCCTCGGCGAACACCGTGCATTGGGATCTTTTCAACGCCGACGCCACGCTGAAGGTGCGCATCCTGCACTGCCTCCATGTGCCAAACATGGTCACGGCAGTCGCCACCGGCGTAGCGACGGCGTGGAAGCTCGCCCGCACCACCTCGGCCGGCACGGGCGGCTCGGCCATAACGCCGTGGCCGATCAACACCGACACGGCCGTCATTCCGGCGCTCGATGCGGACATTACCTGTCGCAGCAAGCCCACCGGCGGCGCCACGGAAAGCACCATCCTGCGGGACTACAACACGCACGGCGAGGAAACGAACACGGGCACCATCGTCGCCTCTTCGCTGGGCGGCATCGACCTGATCCCGCAGGCCATTCGCGATCACGGCGGCATCGTGCTGAACCAGAACCAGGGCATCCGCGGCGTGCAGATCACCTCGACCGCGCTGGGTAACGCCGGCTTCTTCATCGTCTTCGCGGTGGATTGATGCTTCTGCTGCTGCTTGGCGGCGGCGGCGCAGCCGGCGGTACAGGCACCGCCGCGATCACGCTCGGCGGGCTAACAGCGGCCGGGCAGGGCGCGCTCGAGGTCAAGGGATCCTCGGCGGTCACGCTCGGATCCCTGACCGCATCAGCCAGCGGCAAGCTGGCGATCTCGGGCACGTCCGCCGTCACGCTAGGCGCGGCAACGCTCAGTGCCGCTGGATCGCTGAGCACGCAGGCGGCCGGCTCGGCCAGCATCACGCTCGACGCCGTGACGCTGTCCGGCAGCGGGTCTCTGGCGATCGCCGGCCAGTCCGCGGTCACGCTGGCCGCGTTGACGCAGGCGGCGACGGGCCAGCTTGCGATCGCAGGCAGCGCTTCGGTCACGCTCGGCGCCGCAACGCTAGCCGGGTCAGGGTCGCTCGGGTCCGCCGGGGTGTCTGGATCCGCCGGCATCGTCCTCGGCGACGTCACGCTGCAGGCGACGGGCGCCCTGCCGATCACCGGGTCGGCATCGATCGCCCTCGGCCCGCTGACGCTGCAGGCCGGTGAGCCGAATGTGCAAGAAGCGACCGGCGGCAACTGGCGGCCGGCGAACTTCTACTACCGCCCGCCGGAGATCACGGGCCGGGCGGCGATCACCCTGGGCGACATGACCATGTCCGCCGAGGCCGAGTTGTTCGGGATGTCTGTCAGTCAGCGCCAATGGCTGACGCTGATGCTTTGCAGAGAGGTAGAGCATGTCTGAAGAAATCAAGGTCGGGCCGCTGCTGCGGGACTTCGCCGGCATCGAGGTGAAGGTCGAGAAGCGCGACGGCGGCGGCGCGCGGCTGTCTTTCTCCGCCGCCAGTGAGGCGCCGGTCGAGCGGTTCTTCGGCACCGAGGTGCTGTCGATCGACGAGAAGGCGATCCGCATGGAGCGCTTCTCCCGCGGCGCGGCTCCGCTGTTGTTCAACCACGACTGGGACGACCCGGTCGGGATGATCACCGATGCGCGGGTCCAGGGCGGCCGGCTGATGGTCGACGCCAAGATGTTCGCCACCGAGCGGGCCCGCGAGATCGAGGCGATGGTCGACGGCGGGCTGCGCAACGTCTCGATCGGCTACCAGATCCACGCCATCGAGGAGGACGTCAAGCGAGGCATCTTCCGCGCCACCGACTGGGAGCCGCT